GCTCCGCCCTTTTGCGGTAGCAGGCGGGCAGCGGCAATTGCCACGTTGTCCGGCCTGAACTTCGAAGTGTCGGGCTTCAGGACTATACCCAGAATATCTGAGTATGACCGTATGGTCACGTCCGCGATACCCGCCGGCACCTCTGCCGAAATTTTCGACAGAGTCCGGAACCATGTTCTCATGGTTACATCTTCAGGAGATTCCCAATCCTCAGCGGACGCAATGTCTTCGCTGAAGGAACGAATCTGTACAAGAAGCTTGTCCAGTTCTTCGGGAACACCCTCGCCCTGAGCTGTGCAGATAATTTTATCAAACACACTCCGGACACGCTGTGCATGCACGTTCGTTGCTAGTGACCACGGAGGCATTTGCCTCGCGAGGTTTACTTGGCTTCACTAGCTCGTACCGCACGGCCTTCATCCTACGGCTCGCTGTTTCGTCTCCCGCACATAGCGCGGAGACAGCACGTCTCTCCTTCCGAGAGAAACGCCAGCGCTCCTTCGGAGGAAAGAGTCCCGCCCCACCCCATTGGATGGGAAGATACATGGAAATTCCATGTTTCTTCGCTAGGCGCATGACCTTTCCCACGTAGGACGAAAGGATCCGTTTTTGGACAAACTCCACTCTCGAGTGACCTAATCGACCATAATGAGTCTGTAGGTACAGGAGGGGAGATAAGTCCCACGGCAAACCCGGCTGGGCTTCAGGTCCTTTGGGCAAGGAAGGTTCACCCATTGGTGTAACCGCCTTCACCGACAGAAATTTTCTGTTGACCCGTAAGCCATCCGGCGCGAGGTGATAAGCCCGTTCACAAAATATACCCCTAGACGAAGAAGTAAAAGACTTGCTTCGATTCGGGACCATTCCTGTTAATTTAACAAGGAATTTGGTATATCTGTGGATGAGCTCCTCAGACCAAAGAGCTATAAGGTCGTCCCCGCACACGTAATACGAGTCGCGGGTCGCCCCGATCCTATCACACACGTACAAATGTACGAGGTTGAGGAAAGGGAAGCTCAATGGTATACCCATAAGGGTACCACATAGCATGTCCCGGGAGACGCCATTAAATTTAATGGTGCCCCCAGTCACTAGACCAGGGGGAACTCCCAGCACATTGGCTATGTCTTCAAGTACTTCTCGATTGAGAAGGTCGGTAGCGTTCGAAAGATCGGCGCTAAAGACACGGTACTTGGAAAGGCCGCCCCTCCCGCTGGGGCGTATGGGAAGGTGATCCAATTGCCCACTTTGGGGCACGGCAAATGCCGACCGTTTCATAAGTCTACGGACAATGTCCGCACGATATGATTCGGAATTGATCACACGGATGGCGCATGACCGGGAAACCACACGTGTTTTCCATCCGCGTTCCAACACAAGCACCGGAACAGATTCCATTGTCATTTGACTTTGGATGTCCGGATCTTGGAGGAAGGAACGATCCCACAAAGCCTGTCTAGCAGGACCAACT